GGAGAGTCTTTTTTGGGGTGGATCCGCTTGGCCATGCTGATGTTAAACGTGGCGGGGTCACGACGAGAGTGGTGCAAGGGCAACATCGATCCGGTTTGCGAAACCTGTTGCGTGGGAAGTTGGGACCTAGGGTCAACAACCTCACGATCTTCTGGATGGGCGACCTCGGACATGACAATGTCAGGGGAGGGAGGCAACACCTCAATCGGCATCGGGGGCAATTCGGGTCGTGCAGGGGGGTCAGCAGAAACCTGAGTCTCCTGGTCGATCGGAGTGTAAGGAGCCAACAGCGATCGAAATGTGGCATGACGATTTGATTCACCGGGAAGGGCCGGAGGTGGAATGAAATCGAAAGCGGAACCGGAAGGAGGGTTATGGGTGCCGAGTAAGGAACGTTGCACGTCATTAGTCCATAGGTTGTCGATGTAGGTGAGACCGGTCCAGGGGTTGGGTCCAGTGGCGCGAGGGTTCTGCGAGTAATCAGCCCAGCCAGCGACCATGGGTTGGACACGACCAGTGACAGCTGCACCTCGAGCCTGTGGGGTCAAACACTCAGCTAAGTGGGCACGAACCGCACGAGCAATAATGCCATGGGGGTCCGCGGCTGGGGTTATGACGGCAGTCTGCTGCATCGAGGCTACGGCCAGGATGGCGGAGATGATCCGAGAATGTCCCCACGCATGCTCGGTCAGCAAGGAGGGGCCAGGCATGGAGGGGCCAACCATAAGGAATATCGTGCCGCGAGAGCGAGTGATCACAGTCCACATCAGTGCGTCGGTCATGGAGGCAGACAGGCCACCAAGGTCGACGCAGATGTCCGAGTCCAGGGAGAGACCTTGAGAGTCGCCGAAGGAGATAGCTTGCCGACCACCGTTCACGACCGTGTTGACGAACCGGGGAGAAGCCGCAAAGAAGGGGATACCAGCTGGTGGATTGGACACGACCACCACGTTGCCGCGAGTTGGAGCGTAACCTGCGATGGGCAAGGGCCTTGGGAGACCAAACAAAGCCGAGTTCTCGATGGTCAAACGTCGCTGATCGGTCGCATATCTCGTGGACAGCTTAGCTAACCATTCGACCGTCGGACGAGACAGACGTGACAAAGCATCAGCCTGGGGGAATGCAACACGAGCCTGGGCGCTGTCGAAAGTGCACACCACACGGTTGATGCCAGGGTTTGCAGCAAGAACCAGCGGGATAAAGCCAGGCCAGAGGAGACCTGCATCATCAAACACGATAGTGCCAGTGCTGTTTTCGTACAGAGGCCGCGTGTTGGAGGGGAAGTTCCAGGGGGTGGCGTTCGGAACCACACCTCGCAGAGCTGAACGGACCTGGCGACGTAGGGACTGGGACCAGGTGTGCACACGAATTTCGTCGGTCGAAAGGCCAGCCGCAACATACCCTCGAAGCAGGTTGGCGAGATGGAAGGACTTGCCGGTGCCGGGGAGGCCGTTAAGGAGAACCAACTCGATCACGCGGGGGCGACAAGCAGTTGCAGCACAGTCGATTTCCTTGGCGATGCGGTCGGCGTTGTGGTCGCGGCATTTCAACTCACCAGAGTGCAGCTTCAGATCAGCAGCGAGGTCACGAGCTTCAGCGATGTCAACACCAGTGAGGACATACTGAATCGTCTCAGGCTGCATGGCTGTGCGAGG